TGCCTGATGGGAAATAGTTCTCACGAATAGTTTCAAGTTTTGTTTTATATTCGTCCTCTGTGGAGAATTCAACACCCTCTGCGAGTGATCTGATTTTTTCAACTTGAGTTGCGGTAAGACCTTCACACACCTCACGGGTAACTTCATTCTTGCGTGACTCAACGAGTGCTTTGGCGAAAGAAATACCACGCTCAATTTCTTCGTTAAGTTTGCTTTCAAGTGTTTCAACTTGAGTTGCAAGTTCGTCAACAAGGTCAACTTTGTCTTCTGGAACATCGATGTAATGTTCTGCAAATAGACCGCGTAGACCATTGATGAAATCTTCAGTGATTTCGGCGCGTAGACCAGACTCAACTGCGATTTCGTTATCTGCTAGCCATTGTTCGACAACATAGTTTAGGTAGTCATCGACTTTAGTAGTTAGATCATCGCGCATTTCTTCAATGGCTTCACCTAACATATCAGCATACTTTGCTTCAACTTCTTCTTGAATTTGTGCTACGCGATCTTCAACGCGGGCTTCAAAAATGGTTGAAACTTTTGTTTTGAATTCTTCAGAGATTGTAGAATCGTCAGCAAAAAGGGCATCAACATCTTCCTTCATTTTTGCTTTCCAATTTTTCTTCTCTTCTAGTTGCTCTTCGGTTTCAGAGATAACTTCTTCGTCTGAAACTTCTTCTTCACCCATAGTCTTCTTACCACCACCAAGTTTTAATTGGGTGTCTGAAGAAGCTGATGAAGGCTTATTAGTTGGAGCCTCAGCTTTTTTAACGCTCTGAGATTTCATTTGATAATCCTTGTATGGATCTTCACCAACTTTATCTTCATTTTCAGCTGGTTTGTTAGTAGGACCGCCAAGTTCGGTATATGACGAACCTTCTGGTTTTTGCATTGGCATAGCCGGCGCTTTACCCTTGCTACCTGCAAGAATTTCTGCTGCGGCTTCCATAAGTTTGTTTGTTGCCATTAGGAATCTCCTTATGATTTCTTATTTATAAAATTAAAGTTTTCTGAGGTAGTTTTCAAACAATTTTAGAGCAACTTCTTCGATCTGTTTAGAAGATGCTTTAGTAATTTGTCTCTTTGCATAGTCAAAATCCGACTCTACAAACTTGCCTTCCACGAACATCCATTCTTTGTTCTCCATAATGCCGTTGACAAAAGCACCTGGAGCCGAAGGATCAGCAACGATATCTGCTGCGGTTGCTAATCTGAGGTCATCTTGGACAAGATTATAGCCCTCTTTTGTTTGAACAAGAGAACCTAGAGCGCGAGAAGAAACTCCGATGCTTACATCGTTATCGATAAAATTCTTAACGATTTGACCATACGGTGTTTCAAGGATACGAGCCTTGCCATGAAATGTATTTCCATCTTCAGCCAAGGAAACAATTTTATGTGAAACTCTTTCAAGATTGATTGATGGAGTATCGGGATGTCCTAGTTCGCCTAACGCACGATTTGTTTTTACATACTCTTCGTTGTAACGAGCAACTTCGTTGCGTAGGGTATCCATTTTGTACATGCGATTGTTTTTGTTTACGGCATCGCCAACAAGAAATGTTCCTTCGATGTACAGATGCTTCTTGCCGTTCTCGGCAGCTTCTGTAATGTAGCGAACTTTCTCTACCGTTTCTCTAATAAGTTTCATATTACATGCCTGTTAATGGAGTTGTGTATTTCGCATCTTTAGTAACTTCAATCAAACAGAAACCACCTGTTGTAATTGTAACTAAAAGATAATCTGTATTGTTGTTAGCAACGACATGATTTAATTCGTCTAGCTGCAATGAACCTGTATTGTGCAAAGAAAAGATTGGTACAGAACCACGGGCAATAGAAATGTTGCCGTTTGTCGACCAAGCAAGTTTACGAATGTTCATTGAGTTTACAGTTTCGTTTGCATTGAATGCTACGTTGCTGATTGAAACATTATATGTTCCAGGATCAACCATACGAATGATTGATGATGAACGCTGTGTATTAATAATTTCGATTGCCATTTATCGTAGTCCTAGTGATGAACGTCTTCTCATTGATATTTTTCTTTTCAATAAAGTTCGACGGAGTTTTGATCTTCTAGTTGTTTTCCAAGCTCGTTTCAACATACGAGCCTTATGTAATCTTGCTGTTGCTGGTATTCTCTTTACAGTATTACCGGCAATTCTATATCCTTTGATGCCTGATTTTCTAATGTTCTTTTGAACGACGATTCGTCCTTTTGTATTTCTTCTTATTCTACGACGGACCTTAGTGATACGACCCATCTTAACGATGTTTGGATTTCTTTGTGTTGCTTCATCAAACATCTCTTCTGTTACATAATTCTTTGCTTCTTGCAATCTATCTTTAGCAATTTCATTCAAACGAGACAGTAAATTTTCTTTTGCCTCATTTAATTTGTTGGCAATAATTAATTCTATAAAATTCATTTTGCGTGTTTGAAAGCAAAGTCAGCAGCTTTCATCAGATGCTCTGGTGATTTGTGTACCATTGCTTCAAACTTCTTTTTGTTCTCATCATTTAATGCTTTGTGTACTTGAGTAATAGCCGATGCTGTAAAATGATCTACTTTACGGGTATGACCTGAACCAAATTTAACAGACTGTGCTGATTTGTTTGCTACAATTTTATGCAACTGATCCATTACTGCTTCTTCAACATATTCTTCTTTGTTCAGATGTTTACGAATGCTTGCGGTAGTCTTTTCAATTTGTTTACCGGTTGCCCTCATAACATTTAATGTTCTGTCGTTTGCTTGTTTGTACTTGCCTTGAGCAGTCAAATCAGCAGAAGACTTCTTTGCTTTTTCTTTGTAACGATCAAGTAACTCTGAAGATAGTTCTTCGATTGGTTCAACTTCTTCAGCTTGAACAACAGTATCAGCCCCAAAGCCATAAGGTACTGAAAAGTATTTGTCTACCTGAGGCGTGTAGTACAAAGCAACTCTACCGCCATCAGGGTATAGACGAATTGCTTTTCTACGCAACACTAGAACAAATGGAGGATCATTAGGCGAATCAGAACTTCTAATTTCATCTAACTGATCGACTTCTTCTTTAATCGATCTACGCGCCTGCATATTAATCTGTTTGTTGTTAGAGATTAGATCAACCATACGATTGAAGAGATTCTGAATGATTGCTCTGTCGGCATTGCTGAATGTAGGTTTCTCTTCCTGCATTCTGTCTAAGATGCTGTGAATACGCTGCATCTGTGCTTTGTTAGCAAGGCCAGCACGAACAAGAACATCAAACTTTGAGTAGTCTGATTTCTCTTCTTCTACCAGTTGAGGTCTAAAATCTTTTAACAATTTCATACAGTCTGTTCTTCTTCTTCGTATTCTACAGTTTCTTCTTCGTCGTTTTCGTCATCGTTATTGGCATAAATTGATTTTGCCAATTCGATCTTACGATCTTCGAGTGCAGCAAATGCTTTTGCAGATAGCAAATCGTTCAACGATTCTTTTGCATCTGCTGCATTACCTGCAATAATGTCATCTAAAAATTTAGAGGTTTCCATTTATTTTCCTTTGCCTTTATTTAGTAATGATGAATACTTCTCCACCTCAGCATCTAGGTCTGGCGTATCTGATTCCTGCGATGCGTCATCGACTGTATTATCTTCAGGAGGATACTGCTCAGGATCAACCTGTTCTTCTTGTGGCTGTTCTGGTTGTGGTGGCATAGTTGGACCACCAATACCTAAGTCTGCTTCTTTTTTGATCTGCTTATCAATCATTGAGATTTCTTCGTCAGACATTTGCAGAACATTTCTTTTTACCCATTCCGCTGAATAGTAACGACCAACATAAGGATCAACAACGCTTAACAGACCAACTCTTTCGCGCAACAATTCTGCATCACGCATTTCATTAAAGTTGTTGTCTTTGATGAAATCGTAATAGATGAATTCTTTAAATTCTTCCCATTCTTCTTTAGTACAGATACCTTTAAGAACAAGCTGAGTACCTAGTGCTTTATCGAATATCTGTGAAAACTTGTTACGAAGTCTATCGATGAATTGTGTAAATTTAACTTCATCACGGGTAACTTCTGTTGTCTTACCTACGCCAATCATACCACCTTGCTGTGGTTCTAAACGAGAGATTGGTACATTCAATGAGTTTAGAAGTTTCTGTCTGAAGTAAACAACATCAGCGAGTTCACCTAAGTTCTGACCTGCTGGTAGTGTAGTGATTTCTGTACCTTTACCACCTTCACGGCGAGGCAACCAGAAGTCTTCAAGCATCGACATATGCTTACGCTCATCACGAATTTCTCCTGATGATGCATCATAAACAATTTTGTTCTTGTACTTAATCATTACATCGCGTAGATACTGTTCTTCTTTACCTTTTGGTAAGTTACCAACATCGATGTAGAATACTCTGCGCTCTGGTGCTCTTGAGACACGGTAGATAACAACCGCATCTTCAATCATACGCAACTGATTCAGAGGTTTTATTGCTTTGTGTAGATATGAAATGACG